ACTGTCCCGCAAATCGAACCAATTTTTTCAATTACACGTATACGTTGTATCAATTATGCACCTTGTTGGAGCAAACGCAATATTTACCATATATTCCCATGATGAAAGACCGTGAAAAACAATTAGAACAAGATATGATATGGAAGAAGGTGTGCGGCGAATTAGATTGGGAGTTTTTCCCGACGGTTTAGTTGGTTTCCTGGGTGGACTCCTTGGTCGAAGGAGTTTTATTATATATAGATATCATAGTAACGGTTTTATTATGATGTCTATTCGAAGACAAATGGTTATAGTATTATGTTTACTTATCATTGGTAGTATCATTTATTTTGAGTTATCGATGAATAAAACAAACGAAGAATTCACAGAAAAATCTCCAAAAATATTATTTACGTGTACCTCATATATATCGAAGCCGAATAAATTAGATTCATTGAAAAAAACGTTGGACAGTTTTATAAAGTATACCCCGTCTGATGATATTGATAGAATGATTGTAATTAACGAATATGGAGAAAACACCGCCGATACAATTTCTGATTTGGAGGAAAAATACCCTCAAATCGATTTTATTAATAAAAAGGAGAATGATAAAGGTCAAGCACGCTCCATTAATATGATAATCGACATATTACGCGAAGGAAAATACGATTATTGGTTGCATTGGGAAGACAGTTGGATTGTAACAGAGCCCTTTCTAACGACAGCCGTAGATATTATGTTGGACGATCAGGTAGATCAATTACAATTAATACCAAGATGGGAAGATATACCGGATGAACGTAGAAAAATGTGGACAACAAAATCGGGGAAAAAATATATAGAGGTTTTGAAAATAAACGATTCAATTGACGACCATATCAAACCATTTGGTACATGTTCAGACGTAAACTTAAATTGGTGGGGTGAAAATCTAGAAAACTGGCCATTATTTTCATTAAGTCCTGGTATTGATAAAGTGGATAAAATATTAAAGGTTGGATATTTTGATAATTCACCCGACAAATGGCCAATTACATTTGAATTTGAATGGTCGGTAAAATGGCTATGTAATGGCGCGAGAAAGGCAATATTGGAAGACGCTATTTGCGAACGGGTTGATGGTCATAAATCAACTTACGAATAATCACAGTTTATCAGTTCTTCGCATATTATTTTGTTTAAAATAATATGTGCATGTATATATAATTATGGATGAAAAAATCGGCGAATCGAATCAAACCGGGGCGTTATTGCTCAATCCTGCCCCCGAAATAAAGAAAAAAGTTCTTATGGGGGGTCAAGAAAAATGGCGCCAAAAACAACTATCTATTTTTTATAAACAGGGTCGCCCGATATTTGGTAGCTGTAACGAACAAAATCAAATATGTCGACCGTATCCTGGAACATATTGGACTGTTTATCACCCACGTCCTATTATACGAACATATCCAAATAAGATGCGATCTAGTATCGTAATCGATTGAATGTTTAATCAAATGATCGCATAAACGCATCGCTATTCGGCTTTCGGCCGAGTAAATTCTCCATCATATCGAATCCCGTTTCTGTTCCGCCCTTTTCCAAAATGCATCGTCTATAATGTAGACCTATTTCGCGGTTGAAAATATCACCAGACTGTTTAAATAATTGGAATACTTCGGCAGCGTATACCTCACTCCACAAATATCCGTAATAACCGCTTTCATATCCGCCCATTAAATGGCCAAAATTCGCCGCCATGCAACTTTCGCCATGAACCAACGGGCTCAATTTGTCTTGGAATTCAGCAAAGGCCGTTTCTACATCCACATTATCCGAACTGGAATGTAATTTCATATCATACATCGCGAAAACCAATTGTCTAACATAATGCAATCCGTTAAAAAGGTGTTTATTTTTCTTAATATTATCCATTATTTCGACGGGAATTGTGGCGCCGGTTTTATAGTGGCTACTAATTCTGGTTAAGAACTCCTCTTCGTAACACCAATTCTCGAGTGCCTGACTGGGACATTCAACAAAATCGTGTTCCACCGCAGTTCCACTGAACATGCTGAACCGATTTTTGCTCAAAAGTTGATGGAAAATGTGACCGAGTTCGTGGAAAAATGTTTCTACTTCGTTAAACGTCAATAGACTCGGCTTCTCTTTAGTCGGTCTCGTAAAATTACATACCATCGCAGAAACAGGTGTGCTCCTCACAGGCTTGACGTCGGTAGATAGTGTATCGACTACGACTTCGCCCGGGCTAATAAAAACAGTTTTCACGGTCTCGACTTCACCATGTTCGCATGTAGATGTAGGGATGTATGCACGTTTCAGTGTAAACGCTGCGGCGTGACCATATTTACCGTCGCGTGGATACAAATCCATAAAAAAGTGTCCAATGAGTTCGTCAGATGTAGCATCGTGGACCGCATAACATTTCGCGGACTCGTGCCACTTTTGCTCCGCGTTCACGTCGCATTCTACGATGCGAAGATGAAAAATATCCTCGAATGTCCCTAACAATTTGGGCAACAAGGTTTCAAGTGGGAAATATTCCTGGACCAATTTTTGGTCATATTTGAGAACATCCTTTTTATAGAGATTTGTATAATACGATAAATTCCATGACTCCATTTTGTCTTTGTTGAAATGTTTCGAAATAACGGATGCATCGGAGATAGCAACCGCCTTCATTTTATCAACCAAACCATCAAGAAATTTATTGACCTGTTCTGGCGAAGTAGCCATTCTGCGATTAGACAATACGTATCTAGAATAACTGTCGTATCCAAGCAGCAGCGCCTTCTCCTTTCTTAACTCAAGCGCTTTTTGTAAAAGATGATGGTTTTTAAACGGCTCTTTTCCGCGAAGAGAAAAGGTTTTGCTTACTTGTTTGCGGGTCTCTTCGACGTCGCAATACGGCATGATCATGTTGATGTGGTCGTATTTAGTCGTCACTTTGTATTTACCGTCATCTGATCGATCCAATGATTCGATAAAATCGTCGTCGACGCCGTGTAGTTCATCCTTGGAAAAAAACATGTGGTCGTCCAATTCGTTCAAATTTGTGCCGTATGTGATGTTTAATTCGGTCAACGTTTGATTAATTGTCTCGAGCTGTTTTCGGGTCGACGCATCCAAATGAATGCCCTTATGTTTATATGAGTTCAATGTCCTGGTAAGACATAACGATTCTTCGCCGACAAGTTGGTCTTCAAATGAATCGTAAAACGATTGTATTGTCTTGTAAACATCTACGTCCATAGACCATTTGTTACCAAATTCGGCGACTTTTTTAGATGATTCGACCGACGCTTCTCGGACAGCATGATCGGGATGAACGTATTGCATAAAATCAAAACATTCCAATTCCAGATCCCATGCCTCGGTAGAGTCAAAATGTTGGAAATACTCCGATTTGGTAAGAAACTGTTTTCCGATGAGATCGTTATACCATTTGTCGTAAATTGATAAAATCTGGGCGGTTCTATCTGTAATAACAGATGCGGACGCAGGGAATTCAAGACCAGTAGGGAGCGACATGAATAAATAATTACGAGTCAAACGTTTATATTGTATTTTACAAACTAAAATCGGGCGACGGAGTTATTGGTATAATATGGGTTCCATTTACGAACCTATATTATATTAATCGAATGGGTTATAGTCCGGCGGGGAAGCCCACAAGGTTCGCACCTATACCGAAACCGGCACCACCGCGAGCAGAGGACGCCATTGTTGGGACAAATACATCCAAAACACTGAATGTAGCAGCAGCAGTCAATGCGATAACAATGACTTCCTCAACCTTGAGGGATTGCTTGGGGATGGCGTAGGCCGCAATGGCCACCATAAGGCCTTCAATCAAGTATTTGATGGCGCGCTTAACGAGTTCGCTAAAGTCAAACATTCCGGACATGTGTCTATTATATTATAACTCTCGAAAATAAAAATAAATGGGGTAACCTTAATGGGCGAAAATAGGTTTATAGTTTTAATGCTAAAAAATACTTAAACGTTAACGTCTTCTATTTGTATAGTTTCGCTAAATGTCTGGCCTTGAACGTAAAACACGCGATGACGGAACACCTAATCCGAGATATGTTGATGTATTAGACGAGGATGCCGGAATTGCCGGACAGAGATTTACCTGTATGTCGTTTTTATCGCCCGATAAAATATTGGAAAAGCGTGAGCTTTACCTGTTTGCCGAATTCGTTCAGCAATGGGATTTTAACAAGTCCATGTCTAAGTTTGGCGATTTTATTAACTTTATTTCCTATAAATACAATTTGAATCTGGAGAAGTTGATGGCGGACTATAATGAGTTTTGCAAGGAGGAGCAGGAACGTCTAAAGGAAGGGTCTGTGTCGGATGACTATAAGACCTTTTTGGACAAGAATGAAGATAAATTGACCGAGAAGTTCCAGCGCGAACATGCGTTCCAGACATCGGTTCGTGGATTGAAGAACCGCGGCAACTTCCCCTCCCAGGAGGAGGCCGAGCAGCATTGCAAGAAGCTGCGCGAAAAGGACCCCAATCACGATATTTTCGTAGCACCTGTTGGCGTATGGCTACCATGGGATCCCAATGCATACAAGACGGGTCGCGTCGAGTTCATGGAGGAGGAGTTGAACAAGCTTCACCAGGAGAAGATTAAGAACGAGATCAAGGCAAAGGAGAACTTCGACAAGCGCGTGAAGGAGACGAAGGAGAAGGCAATTGCCGACAACATCAAGAAGGCGGAACAGTCGGGCAACGTGTTGACCCAGACATTGAATGCGAATGGAGAATTGGTGGGTGTTAAGGACACGATCAATTTCACCGATCGCGAGGTCTCGAATGAGACCGATCGCCTTGCGCACGAGGCAGAGTTGATTAAGAATGCTGATACAAATACATCTGCTGCGAATATTGAATCCGAATTTGTAGACACACTTTCAAGCGCGGCATAAACTCGTTAGGCTAGCGCGCCTACGTTTCACTTCAAAACTTTTATCTGATATTACTATATCATATAAATGAACCAATCTCCTTCGACCTCCTACAACAACCTCTTACTAACAGCTCCGTCGTTTTATGCACACTTTATAAATGGTATATTTCTATTGATTGCAATTGTGTATGCATTCATGCATTCCTCGAAATTAAGGGCAATGGATTCGCATCATACTCTTTTCTTGATTTTATTGTTTGGTATCGCAATCGGTGTGCATGGATTATCGCATTTAGGGCTTGAAAATAGTTATGGATTTAACCCATTGCGCTTATTATTTGGATCGAGTCGCTAGGTGAAGCGAAGCGAGCCGAAGTTTTCGAATTAGACTCCGAATACGTTAGTCGAAGGAGTTTACCATTTAGTATTTGTTTTTTTAACATTAATTTGTTGCCCAGTGCGTTTTTTACCCTTGCTTGGATCATATGCTTCGCCTTCGTTGTCTGAGTCCATTCCCTTGGAAATATCCCAGAATTCCTTTGAACCAAGCCGGAAGTCTGGGCGGGTTTCGGCTTTATACCAGAATATTTGGTCGTATAATTTATTCGATTTTGCGTTATTATTAATGACCAAACATTCATAATTTTCGGTCGTTTGATCCATAACGGAAGAAAACGACTCTAATGTGGGAAACATGGATGCATAGTTTTCCCAAATACGTTTGCGATTCGTCATATACGGTTCACGCAAAATGAACACATAGTCGATATTTGTTCGCAAATTAGGCGGAATGCCTAAAGGATATTGCATTGTGATAATGAGCATTACTTTCCAGTGACGTCCGTTCATAAATAACAACCTCATCATTTTGTCGCGCGTCCACGTTTGGTCGTATAAACAATCATCTAAAATCACAAATGCACGCGGGTCTATCAATGATTTCTTCTGTGTTTCGATATCTTTGTTCATTTGTTTTAATACGGCCTTTTGTCTACGTAACACGTTTTCAATCAGAACTGTGTTATATTCTTCGTGGATGAACAGCTTGGGCACATGCTGTGCATAAAACCCGTTACCTGCTTCCGTACCGGATATAACTGTTCCGATAGGTATGTCTTGGTGGTGATATAATAGATCTCGAACAAGAAATGATTTA